CCAATTGACCTCTTGAGGTTCTTCGGTGCATTCTTCCGCCCATGCTTCGGCCTCTTTGTTGAGTTCATCCAAATTATCATAAAAAGGAATTGTTACTTTTTGCATACCAGCGCAATAATTTGTCACTGGCCCGATGATAGAAAAATCATCCAACCATGATGTTAATCTTTCCGCCCATCCCGGCGTGACAATGACATCATTATTTAAAAGGATGATAATCTCTCCACTTGCCGCCCGGATGCCCTGATTAATGGCCACAGGGAAACCCTTATTTTCCTCATTCCGGATCAAGATCGTTTCATTAAATCCGGTAAATGGCGGCTTGAATGGTGGCACCGATCCATTATCGATAATGACAAATTCATAATCCCCCTGTGTGCATTCCCGGACTGCATTGATGCACTCGTGGGTCATTTCCGCTTGCCCATAAACGGGGATCACAATGGAGATCATACCGCCTCCGTCTTAACCTCAAAATCCACGGCCCAATGCTTCACGCTTTGCGTCGCATCCGCTACGATTATCTCATCAACCATTGTTGTCAGATTTTCCCGCTTCATCCACACCAACTTATCGGTTTCCGTTCCAGTTGGAGGAATTGTAAAAGCGCATTCATCAAAGAGTGCCTTCAAATCCTTATACATGCTCGTGATTTCTGTCAATCCTGCTGATGCGGAAAAGAGGGAAAATTGAATCAAGATGTTTTCAAAATTCTCGGTGAATGTCTTTTCGGGTACATCCGTTATGATGAAATATATCACATAGGGGTAAGTCGCCGGCATTTCATCAGGAGGATATTGGTCTAAATATATTCGCCCGCCCACATCGGAAGAAAGTGCAGAGCCCGAGATTTTCGTTGCAAGGGCGGCAAGAAGGTTTTCCATTTAGGCCGATTCCTTTGCCATGATGTCCAACCAGCGATTTGATTCGCTTGGATTCACAATCCCGACTATCGCAAAAAAACGATTGCCGAATTTAATACGCCAACTTGCTTTTAATACACTTTTATATCTTATGCGTATCCGGTGACTGATAATTAATGTTGTGCTACTCGCAACATTTCTTTCGTTGGAAGTGGCATCCCAAATCGCTGCGTCAACGGTATAGGCATCATTCCAAGAATTTTTCCAGCCGCCCATGCCATCCGGTTCTTTTGTTTGATATTGTAAAATTATGCGTTTATCAAGGTCGCCGATTCTCATTTAAAATTTCCCCAAAGCCTTTCGCTCGCTAATAAACGATCATAGAATTCGTCTTCATGTATCAGTTCGCCGACGATATCCTCTCCCCGACTTTCATAAAGTTTAGCTGCAATCCTTAGAACTGCCTGCTTAATCGTATAAGGCACCAAGGCCGCCGTGGTCCAGCCGCAGACGAACTCTATCTTTATAGGATTCGATGGGTAGAGTGTCGTTGACGGCCAGGATTTGCCATAGGGCAGGACAATCCGCCCGCATTGGTCGCCGTTTGTCTCCACAAGATATTCCGTTGAAACGACCATCGTTGTCGAATCGCCATCCGTATCTTTATAGGTGATAACGGGCGCGGTGGAAGGTGTAGCAGCGGAATCGTTTTGCAAATTGCCGAATGGCAATTCAATAAAATTATCCTTTGGGAATTCATCAAGATAATAATCCCATGTTGCTGTCAAGATTTGCCTTCGCGTAATATCTTCTACATGTTCACGGGTAGTTGTGATTAGATTAGTTAACAGGCTATCTTCCGCAGTTGTTGCAGCATTAATCAGAATCGAAGTCCCAAATTCGCAGGCCGCCCCAAGCGTCTTTGCCGCCGTCCTGATATAGCGCTTAACCCCGGTATATTCCTTCTCCTGGATGGTAGTATCATTTAATTCGGTCACTTGATCGAATACTCCGCCTGTCCAATCGGTATATGTTCCGGCGAGGGTATCACATTCCTGAATCTTCACATCAACCGTGCCATTAGTGCCATTGTTAATAGGTTGCAGGAAGACAATGGCTTGCTTTCCAAGGACTTCAATACCAGTCCCCAAAAGGGTATAATCGGCAACGACCGCATGGGATCCGGCGGCGATACAGGCATAAAGATCCACATTCCCGGCGAAGGTCTGCGAATCGGTCTTCAAATGTAATTTCAATTCCGCGGACGTGATCGGTTCTAATACCGGGGCCGTTACTAATTGTACTCGCATGGATTTTCCTTTTTCATTTTTGCAATAACTTGTCTAGCTTTACATCAAGACGATCAATTTTAATTCCAATCTCATTCGACTTAATATCGAAAGTATGTTGGAACTGATCAAAAACCTCTTTTTCAAGTTTTTTCTCCTCAAGGCTCTTGATCCTTTCCTTCATCCCCAAGGCGACAAAGATTGTTGAAAGTAAACCAGTTAGTAATCCCCCCCCTGCACCATATCCTATTTGTTCAATGCTCATTCGATCCTCCCCGACTATCCCCCTCAGCCCTCATTAGGCGTTCAGGTAGTACCCGCCAGCTACCAGAGTCCGCCAGAACACGGTGATATCCGCAATCTTGCCCGCTCCCGCAGTCGCCCCGATAATTGTAAGTTGAATCTTTTTTGTCGCAACCGTGGCTGATGGTCCGCGATAAACAGCGTAGAAATTCCCTGTCAGTTTCGCCTTCGCTCCGTTAGTGCTTGAAAGCAATACAATCGGGGTGCCGTCATTGGTCTGAACGGAAATTCCGGTGAAGGTTGCCACTGCCGAAAGGTCATCGGGAACATGGATAATCGCTGCATCGATAAATAGATTTTGGGTTGTGGCGGTCATGACATCATAAGCGGCAGCGGCCTGATTGAGGTCAATCTGCTTGTAGTTGGCTGAACGATTTAGACCGGATGCCATGACGTCCGTTGGTAGCCAGGCATATCCATTATAAACCCAGCGCCAACCCGTATTCACCTCAAAGAACGTCGATCCTGGCGCCGGTGCAATGGGTTTCGTATCGGTCGAGAGGCCGATCCAATTTTGAGTTGTGTCAATCAGTTTCATGGTTCGATCCTCAAAAAAGGCGGGGCCGGGTGCTCCCCGCCTAGGAATAGGTTACTTTTTCTTTTCTTTTTCCGGTTTCGGTTTCAGCTCCGGTTCGAGTGCCTTCAGGCTCGCGTTGAGCCCCTCAAGATCCTTCGTCAATACCTGGAGTTGGACCTGTCCGTTTTGGTACTGAGTTTTTAGAATAACCATCTCAGCCTGCACCCGTAGGATCCGCTCCTGAACCAGATCGCGTTTAAGGGTTAAGACTTCCTTGCTGTCTTGGGCGAATGCCGCCAAAGGAAACATAAGCAGCATCGCCATAATCAAGATGGTCTTTTTCATACTCTCCCTTTCTTATAAACCAGCCTTGTGAATACGATAATTAACCTTCACGGTCATCGTCGTATCGGCTCCGACATTGCCTGCATATTCGCCGTCGCCGGTATTGAAAAGTTGAATTGCTAAGTTTACAGCATTGGCCGCCGAGACATCAGTTATAGTCGGATATGCAGTTTTAATCGTATCGGCTGCCGCATCAATAAACCCGGTCGCCTCAATCGCCCCCGTGATATCAGTACCGCTGGTATTGTACTCAATAACCAGGTTATCGGCAGATTCCGTCAGGACGTTGGTTCCATAGTCCAGGATCAAAACAGCGCTTACCAATTCAATGAATTTATCTGCCCCTGGGGCGGCCACCAATACAATGGGTGTCGCCCTCAGAGCTTTGATATTTACATTGGAAAGCTCCACTGTATCGGTGTAGATAAAGGAATCGGCCGCCGTACCGGAACTCAATCCTCCCGTAGCCGTTACGGTTTCATCAACCAGGACCTTCCCTGTGTCAACATGGATCGCCTCGATATTCGTCGCGTCGATTTTCATGACATAGGAGGTTCCCGCTGCCGGGGCCGTTGCATCGTCCTCCATGTAAAGGACCGTTCCGCCAATGGCCGTCGCGTGTTGCGCCGTCCCGAGTTGACGCGCTCTGATCATCTGCCCGACAACCGCCGTTGCCGCAACATCGGAAGCCAGGTCAATAAAGCCCTGGTCAACGGTGCCGGTCCAGGCGCCGAGGTCGCCGATAATGCCCCGCCCTGTATAGGCATCCTTCGCTTCGATCAAGATACCATCTGCGGCAGCCCCATCGTTTTTAATGTGGAGCGCGGTATTAAATAGGGAATCGAGATAGACCAGCGATTCCCCGGCCTTGACCGCCGCGTTGGTGTGGGCGTAAAGTGCCTTTCCCGTGATGGCCGTGGCGGATGTGCCGGTGGCTTGCAGATTCACCCTGATAGCCTGCCCCGCCTCTGCCGTTGCCGCGACGTCGGAAGTGAACTCAATAGCCCCCTCGTTTATCGTCCCGGTCCATGCGCCCGCGTCGATGGCAAGAACCTTCTCCGCGAGCTGGTTATCCATGTTGATGTCAATGACATTTCCGGTTCTGGCCGCGCCCGCCGTGATAGCGAGTGCCGACAAATCGCCGGTATGGGTGATGGAAACACCTGTCGCCGCTCCGGTCCCGGCGTTGGTCACCGCCAGGGCCGTGCTCGTGGAGTTGGCGTTTTGCTCCGCAACCGTCAGCGCCGCCGCACTGCCCGCCCCCGCGAAATTGCGGTTGATGCTATGAGCAATATCCGTTGTCACGGTGGCGTCGATTGTTCCCTCTGCCACGGTGAGATTTCCTGTTGTCATGTCGATATGGCCAGAGGTAACCAGGATATCACCAGCGTTAAGGGTTAGGGCATCCGTGCCTTTGGCGTTTCCAGCAATAACCGTCGCGCCGTACTGCCGCACCGAGAAATCAGTGGCCGCTCCGTCGTAGGCGTGGATGTAGTAGCCGGTGAATCCCGCGCCATCCGTAACGGCCATATAGAGGGCCGCGCCGGTAAGGGCCGCGCCGGTGTTGGTGTAGCTGATACCATGCCCGGAGGTCTGCGTGTTGGCCGTGATCCCGATGGTGGATGCCGTTGTCGCGCCGTCCGTGATAGCGATGACGTTATTCGAGGTCCGGGTCCCGGCTGCCGAGAGCGTCAGGAGATCGTTAGTGACGCTGGTGTTGTTGGTAAACGTCACCGTGTCGGCTTCGGCGGTATCCGTTACCGCGAAGTCCCCGCCCGAGATAGTCATATCGACCGTTGCCGGTAAATTAACGAGGGTTGCAGCCGCACTTCCCGCCGCGCCGAGAGTAATGGTCCCGGTTGATATCCCACCGATTGTCACCCCACCCGTAGTCGTACCATCCAGGGTGATCGTGGTGGCTGCTGCGGTTGCCGCCCGGAGTGCGTTTTGCAGAAAGGTTCCGGTGACGTTGACGTTACCCGAAAAGGTGCCATCAACCGCTGTCAGGTTCCCGGTTGAGACGATATTCCCGGAGGCGTCGACATCGAAATTGGTATAGTTGATAAGCCCCGTGGTGCCGATAATGTCATTAGCACCGACGGAAAGCGCCGTGGTGATGGTGGCGTTGGAGGCGTCGATTGCCACCGCAGCCGCCGAAGGGCTGAACGTGAGCATTGTCCCGCCGTCATCGCTGGCAATCGTGACCTTTCCGTCTGCATCAACGTCAAAGTCGGTATAATCAATGACCCCGATCCCGCCGGTGATGCTAACCGCCCCGGATCCGGCGACGATGATTGAATTGATCGAATTCGCCGTGACGAGTAGGGCGTCGACGTCAGTGTCGGCTGAAATGACCTCCAACACCGTACCATCCGTGGCGAGACCGGTTTTCTGCTCGACCCTCAGAACCGAGACATCGCCAAAAGCGCCGAGGCCCTGTATTAAGAACATATCCCCGTCGGTTTTGGTTGATGTGAGAGTTTGCGCATAAGTCGTCATGGCGACGGTACCGGCGGCGGCGGCGTCACCAATAGCATTCCATGCCACCGTTGCCGTAGGTGCGGCCCAGGACAAGACCTTGGATCCATTTGTCATCAGATAAGTTGACGCCGCGCCATCAGCCGCCGGAAGCGTATAAGCGACATTGCGGAGCGTAATAGATGTCCCGAGCGTTTCGAGTACGCTGCCAACCGGGAATGATAATTTCCTATTCGCCGAGTCCAGGGTCATGATAATATTCCCGGAAACGTCGTAGAAAACGAGATTCCCATCAACCCCGGCACTGGTAACATTTAGTAACTCTGCCGCCCGTCCCGCTGTCGGGAAAATTAATGCCACTAATAGGGCGGCAATCAAAAGCAGCTTTCTCATGGTAAATCCTCCTGTTTGCGGGGCGGGATTAGTTATTCCCACCCCGGTAAAAGTTAATCGTAAAGTGCCGTTTTGCCAATCTCGCCCATATAACGTGGCTCACTGAGAATGGCGTCAATCGTGATGTATGTCGCCGTGTCGCAGTCGGCAATCTCCACCTGAACACAATCATAGCCATCAAGCAGGTCTGCCGCATCGACTGGGATCACATATTGTTTTTTTGCTACCGCAGCGAGGTTGAAAGTGTCGCTTGCTGCCGTCCGGGGAATCATGATGTCCTCGTCGATCTGGATACCATCGGCAAGAACGGTTTTTCCACCGGAGCAAGTGACCAATTCACCATTCACAAAGGTCGTCGCATTGTACCCGTAGCAGATTAACTCGGTCCCGGTGTCTTTGTAGATTGTACCGGCACCGGCACCGGCACCCAAAATAGTCTCGCCTGCCGCTGCCGGAGTATCAACTGATGGAGTGGTATATTTCAGTCTAAATCCGGTGCTCAGATACCGAGTGAATGCCATTGCGACAGTCGCTGCGGCTACAGCTGCACTTTTGTGGAGCGTAACCGCCGTAGCCTTCCCGATTGCCGTTCCCACTTTGATCACAAGATCAACGTGATTATAGTTTTTCATGCTGATGATGTCCGATGAAATAGTGCTCGTCTGATCGACATCCGGCCAGGTCAAAGGCACTACCACAAATTTGTTATTGATTTCTTGCATGGTTTTTTCCTCCTTATCTCTCCGGGTTTCCCCGGCCTTGGTTATAGGTTAGGCACGGCTCGCCAAAACTACGCAGGGAGAAACCGTGTTGCTGCCCTTGAACGGCGTGATTGCCGAAGTCCATCTCCACTGCCCATCGAAGTAGTAAATAAATCGATAGGTCTCTTGATCGTAGATGAACTCCACATGAATGCTCATCGCCTCATTGATGTCGCCCTTGTTCGCCGTGATATACTGGCTCCAGTCGGCCAGGATGATGTCGCCAACCGTCCCGACGGTCTCGCATTGCTCGATGGTGATAACCGGGGCGCCTTTAATCCTTAGAATCCCCTGAGCGTCATAGGTGACAAAACGCGGTTCCAGGGCTGCTGTTCCAGCGGTGATTGACAGCGCATCCAACTCCGGCCCACAATCACGATTGATAAACCAGACGGGATTTATCCCGGCACAACGCGCCCACATTTTTGAAAGATTCTGCGTCTTGATGGTATCCGCCGCCTGCCCGGTTTCTTTGGCCACGGTGACAAGGCAATCGGATACGAGGGCACCTTTTGCTTCGCCGGCGCCAGTTCCACGAATAACCAGATCCTGACACTTGAAGGCAAACTCCTCACCGAAAAGCGTCCTCATTTCCTGACCTAAGAAAGTCACGTTCCGCATCGTCTCCCCAGACGCATAATACAACCCAGTCAGTTTTTGGGGTTCAATGCGGACCTTGCTGAACTGGGTCTTGGATGACGTGAATTGCCCGAGTTCTTTGTTCGTGTAAACCCGGATGCCTCCTCCGCGAGAACCGGCCTTCCGACTAATTTCATCGATGCCGATAATCTCGACAAACTGAGAGCCGGCTGCAAGGGTACGCGCCGAAGTCCGGGGAAGGATCTCTGAATTATTGAATCCATTGGTCATGAGCTCCTGCGAGGTCTCCCCTTGGAGAAACATACCTCCATCTGTCGGGACGCCAACCGTCATGCCTCCGGTAGCAGCCGCTCGACCTTCCTTTTTAGCCTGTGCCTCTAACCGCTCAACATTGCGCTTCTGTGTCTGTTCGCTCCGAGATCGCGCGTCTCTGACTTCCTGGCTTGTGAAATTATCCGGGCGAGTCAACATCCGAACATCCAAGAGCTGCATTCCGAGAGCTGTCGCCGGTGATCCCCGATAGATCGGCTGATCCGGGCCCGTGATGGGATGATCGGGGTCTCCCGCAACCGTCAATCCCTTTGCGGAAGAATCGCCATATAATCTCGCCCGGAGTTCATCTTCGCCCTTGGCATCATTCCATTCTTTTTCGGCGAGTTCGATCTCCACCTTGAGATTCGCCCGCTCCGTGAGTTCCTCGGCGGTTAGAGACCGTTTTTCGTCTTCCGCCTTTTTTCTTATTGCCTCCATTTTCTTGAAGGCCACATCCATACGCAACTGAAATTTATTCATTTTCATTACCTCCCTATTTGTCTGATTATTCTTAACTTCTCATCCTCATCCTCTTCCTTCAAAAGGCCAAGTTTGACCAAGAGGTCCTCTTCCCTTTTGTCGCCGATCGAGAGATCGACGCTTTGTTCCCAATTTTCAAGCGATCGCAATGCGATTTCTGTATCCATATAGGCCGGAAAAGTAACGGGCGAAACATCCACAAGTTCCTCGATGCCGTTCTTTTTCAATGTGCGGACGGGAGGATTACTACCATCACGTTCCCATTTATCCCCATCTTCCTTGACGATGAATCCAAATGACATCTCCCGCACATCCCCCCGGTCAATGCTCACTACCAAGTCCCGAGCCCATTGAGTATCGGGCGGTATAATTTCGACTTTCAGGCCATGATCGTCCTCCTGAAGTCGAAGAGTTTTTGAACTTTTTCGTCCAAGAACATAATTTGAGTCGTGATTCCAGAGGGACCGGGTATCGGATTTCGGGATCGCATCGGCAAAGGCACCTGGTTCGATCTTTTCCTTGAAAAATTTCAAATCGGCAATGACATTGAACACGGCGGCATAGCCGGTAAGTTTCTTTTCCTTTCCCTCGCCCTCCATCCGAAGTTCCGTTATCGGAAAAAGGCGACTCTCAACGACCTTATCCATGCTCTTTTCCGTCTTCGCCGCCTCAAACGATCCGTCCCGCGATTTGCAATGTGACCTTGCGGCATCGGCCGTCCAAACGTCTTTGTCATAGCGGAGGGCCTGGATTTCAGAAACTTCTTTGCCTTCCTTTTTCTTCCACCCGAAATTTACATCGATGCATTTATTTTCATGCTTCTGTTGGCATTTCACATAGGTAAACCGATCATATTTATCGGGATTCTCCAAACGACATGAATGAAAGTTTTTCATCGGCATGACTTCTTTCCTCCTATCTTTAGCCTGTAATCGTCTTTAAAAACCCAATTACGTTATCGGCAAGGTTCACTGTTTGGTTTGATGCTATCTCATCCGCCCGGTCTGTTTCCCACTGATTCATTTTCATCTCAAATTTGCCCAATTCTGTGGCTTTAAGTAGATCGGAACGTGAATTCTTGACATAATTCTCGGCATAAGAGGTCATTTGAGCATTCACAAACCGCTCAAATTTGACCTTATGGCCGTCCAGTTTCAGCCCGTTCACCTCAGTTTCCATGCCCATAATCGCTTCTGAAAAGCTCATAAAAGCCGGAAGCATCTGTTTCTGGATGTAATCCGGCATTTCCCGATAAAATTCATCAACGAAAACCGGGAATCCACCATTGCCACAATGCTTTTCCATGCCCCATTTCAGGCGTTTTGTCTCCTTGCGAATCACTCGTTCAGCGGCATCGGCGAAGATTCGATGATAGGCGGATTCAAGACGGGCGCGGTAAGCGACTTGATGATCAAATGAAGATTGTTGCTTTGGTTGAGGTACTTTCCCGGCTTCACTTGCCGGTATCATGTTAAGGGGAATGAGATAAGTTTTTCCCTGCCCATCGGGAAGCGGATTTCTATTTTCCATCTCCAGAATATCATCTGCACAATACCAGCCCCATTGACGACCAATCGCGTAAGCCTCGAAGCGGCTCTTCATATCACCGCGTAGGAGACCATCAATAAGATGCTCGAAAAAGTATTCTTTTTGTTCAACAAAACTCAATAGGGCCGTATTGAATCCTTGTTCATATCGCACCAGCCAGGGCCGCTGACCCTGAACGACATAATCAATAGCTTGCTGTTCGACATTGGCCCATGCCGATTTTTCCATTTCCCCATACATATAGGGCGGGACGCGATAAATCCGTGTCCCGATTTCAATATTTGAGTATTTTTTGCTTTCAATAAATTGGGATTCTTTGTTAGGAATGCCGATTTTCTCTATCTTCATGGCCTCCTCAAGCAGCAGGAGACGGTGGGATTGTCCAAGTCCGCTATGGGCAACCGTAAGCGCTTTTTCGAGATTATCATGTGAAACTTGTGACATTTTACCGGGATGGGAGACGACGACGCCCGGATGGGTGCCATTTCCGAAAAAGCGCTCCGAATACTCCTCAAGGGCCATTCCCAGCCCAATAGCCTCTTTAGCAAATCCGATGGGAGAATAGCCAAATAGACCATCGAACCCGAGGCCGGGCACATGCAAAACCTGGCGTTTCGGCAAAATCACCGATGGGACACCGCCGGGCATGGTGATCCTATACATGATTTGCTCTTGAGGATCGCGGAATGGCTTCACGCGGTTTGGCGTGATCGGCCATAATGCGACAATCCGGCTACTGCCAACTCGGCCCTTGCCCCATTGGATTTCCGCATAGGCATTCCCCCAGGAAAGAATATGGGAAGCGAACGTTTGCCGAAACGTCATTGAAGTCATTTCGGAATTTGGTTGGTCATGCATGAGGGAATAAAGGGGATGATCCGTTGCCCGCTCCTTCCCTCCGCCCTTCAGTCGGCGGTACAGATGCAGTGGGAGAGACGCGGAATCTTCGGAAAGAATTTTGATGCAGGCCCAGACGACGGAAAGCTGCATGGCATTGGTTTCAGAGACGGGTGCCCCGGCTTTGGTTTTTGCACCCACGCCACCATAAAAGGATCCACCAGGCTGATACCAATAATCGTCAGCTGGGCCAGTCGACCCCATCGCCATGCGTTTCTCGAGTCTATCGATTATGCCCAGTTAATTAATCCTCTCATGGTTTACCTTTCCAGCCATGAAACAGACCCATATAAAGCAGGATCGCGCCGACGCTTACAAAACCTAACCATGGCCAGAAAAGATAAAATCCATATCCAAGCATGCCCAGGCCGGCGAAAACCAAAAGATCACGCTCATCAAAAGGAAAGTACTTCATGTGAGGAAATAATAAATAGGCAAGGAATAAATGTCTATATGGTTTTGATGTGAAATGAGGAAGGAAATGGAGGAGAGTTTTTAGGTATGAAAAATAAGGCCGAAAATCATGACATTTCGATGAATTTTAAAATTTCTTCCGCTGGATGAAACCATTCTCCAAGTTTTCG